GGTCAGGGTTCATTCTCAGACGGAATGCCACTAGGTATATCTGGAACATTCAACTTTATGTTTGTATTCCAAGCAGAACATAACATCCTTATGCACCCATTCCATATGGCTGGTGTGGCAGGTATGTTTGGTGGAGCATTATTCTCTGCTATGCACGGTTCACTTGTAACCTCATCTCTAATCAGAGAAACAACTGGTTTAGATTCACAGAACTATGGATACAAATTCGGACAAGAAGAAGAGACATACAACATTGTTGCAGCACATGGATACTTTGGTAGACTTATCTTCCAGTATGCTAGCTTTAATAACAGTCGTAGTCTTCACTTCTTCCTTGCTACGTTCCCTGTAGTATGTGTATGGTTAACCTCTATGGGTATCTGTACAATGGCATTCAACCTTAACGGTTTCAACTTCAACCAGTCTGTCGTAGACGCATCTGGTAAGGTTGTTCCTACATGGGGTGACGTGCTTAACAGAGCAAACCTTGGTATGGAAGTTATGCACGAAAGAAATGCACACAACTTCCCACTTGACTTAGCATCTGCTAACGAAACTGAAGTTGCACTTATTGCTCCTTCTGTTGGTTGATAAATCTCAATCATTATGTTATATTCAAGAGACCCTCACAAAAGGGTCTCTTTTTTTTATCTTTTTTATAGATACACTAGTTAAATTATTCTTATGAAAATCTTTTTGGATACTGCTGACACCGAAATTATTAAAAAGCATTTTGCTACAGGACTGATAGATGGTGTGACTACTAACCCAACTCTTATCAGGAAGAGTGGTAGAGACCCCGAAGAGGTCTACCAGGAACTTGCTGAAGACGGTGTAAGGGACATTAGTATGGAAGTAGTAGGAAACAGTGAAACAATGACCTCAGAGGGTCGTAGACTTGCGGAGAAGTTCCAAGAAGTAGCAACCATAAAGGTTCCTTGTTCACCTGATGGTCTTCTCACCTGTGCTCATCTATCGAGAGATAATATTAAGGTAAATGTAACATTAATTTTTGATGCAGCACAGGCAATACTTGCTGCAAAGGCAGGTGCTACATATGTTTCACCATTTGTAGGAAGGCTTGACGATAACTCAGTGAATGGGTTAGATGTAATTAAAGATATTTCTGATATCTACCAGAAACATTGGATCAAAACTCAAATTCTTTCTGCTTCTATCAGAGGAGTGAAAGCAGTATCCACATCGTTTGCTCTTGGTGCTCAAGTAGTTACAATGCCACCATCAGTCTTTGAGAAGATGTATAACCATGTTCTTACAGACAAAGGGTTACAATTATTTGATGCAGACTGGGCTTCTGTAGTCTCTAATACTAAATAAATTTTTACATAGACGGCATGAATTTCACGGTTTATTCTAAAGAAGGATGTCCCTTTTGTACAAAGGTAGTTGAGGTGCTGCAGTTATCAAAACTAAATCATGTTGTTTATGAACTTGATCAGGATTTTGATAAAGACAGTTTTTACGGTCAGTTTGGTCAAGGTTCATCATTCCCTCAAGTGGTAGTAGATGCTACAAATCTTGGTGGGTGTTCAGAAACTATTCAATACTTAAAAGAAAACAAACTAGTCTAATGAAAGACGATTTCGACAATGTTTATGACATGCTTGAACATGCTATTGAGTATGCTTTTGTTGGTAAGATGCAACTCAAATTTTATGAGTTTCTAAAATACCGTAAGACAAAAAAGGCAGAGATAGATTCCTTCCTTGAAAGTTCTACTGCAAAAGAAATTGCAGATGAAGTCTTAGAATTGCAAGAGTATATTAAAGGTGGTTCTGACAATAATCATAAACAACTACGTGAGGCGTATGGTCACATACCAAAACCTCAAGCAAGAAAAATAAAAAATTATCTAGCAGGTATTCTTGAAGATGCAGTGAGGTATCAGTATGACAGACGACCAGGAAGAAGAAAAAAGAATTCTAAATAAAGACACCACAGAGATCAATCGTGGTGTAGAATTATTACTACGTAATAGGAGGAAGAAACCAGAAAGACCAAAAACATTTCAAGTAAAATTTGGAAAATTAATATCACTTTTGAATAGAGAAATTGTTTTTCATGTTAACTTTTATTTGGACATCAGAAAAAAATAAACTCTTTGGAGGAGTGCCATGTCAGAAACATTAGTAGTAACGTTGACACTTATGACATTAGTGTCTATCCTTGCAATTATGGTAGGAGGTATGATAGGATGGATGGCAAGACAGCATTCATATGAAACTACTCCTCAAGTGGTATACACTCATCCAGAAATGTTTGATGCCAATGGACAATTAGTTCCTGACGAAATTTTAGCCCTAAGAATTGAAAACAATTATGACACAGACACCGAAAACGACGAGGAAGAGTAGCACTGTTGTAGCAAAGTCTCCTAAGAAGAGAACTAAGAAACTAGAACTACCACCTAATCCATTTGTCCATGAGATTTTAGATTATGTAACAAAGCAAAGATCTAAAGTTGCAAAGATAGAAGCACTTAAAGAACATCGCAATCCTGGCTTGGTGTCTATTCTTATATGGAATTTTGATGAGACAGTTCAATCAATGATGCCTGAAGGAGATGTTCCTTATACTCCTAATGATGTACCAGAGGGAACGGATCATACTTCACTTCGTAAGGAGCAGAAATATCTTTATAACTTTGTGAAAGGTGGTAATGATACTCTGAATGGTATTAGACGTGAGACAATGTTTATTCAGATGCTTGAGGGGTTACATCCAGGTGAAGCAGATATTATAATTCTTGTAAAGGATAAGAGATTATCTGATAAGTATGCCATTACATATGAGATGGTAAAGGAAGCATATCCAGATATTACTTGGGGTGGTAGATCATGACCACTAAAGTTGAGAAAGAGGAGAAATTGGCTGAAGCACCAAAAAAACCAGAGAAGAAGTTTGATCCATCAGCATATTCTTGTGAGATTATTCTAGAGAAAACTACTTTAGAAAAAGCTGATGATAGAAAATTTCCTAGTGATGCATTCAATGTAACCTATGTGGTAGAAGGTGAGACACGTTTAGATGTGACTCGTTCTGCTAAGATGGTTAATGTTTTTGATATGTATTATGATAGGTATGGTAAAGATTGTGTTCAGAAGATTGATTATGGTTATGGAACTGTCAATCCTGGTCAGTGGGGATATAAAGCACCAAATAAGAAGGTGAAAAAAAGAAAATGAGTGATGAACTTCGAGACCAAATCAATGACATTTTAGAAGCTGAGATTCAAAATGGGATCAATGATTACATAGAGCAAGAAGGAAAGGGTTTTAAAGGACAAGAGTTAAAGGTTAATGTATCTCAGGATGAAATTGATAAAATTATAAAAGAATATAAGAAGTTAAAAAAGAAAGAACGATCTAATCTATCTCAAGTAAAGAAGATGGGTTTGCTTGATAAAGATGGTAAACCATTATGATTGAAAAGATTGATACTCAGGGAATGAGTGGTGAAGCAGTAGACGGATGTAAAGACAATGTATTCCCTAAAGATGCTGATGGTAATCCAATTTACCCACCATTCAATCCTCCAATATTACCTTTGATTGAACCTCAACTTAGGAAAGAACTCAAAGAGATAATCAATGAAGTTCTTGACGAGAGAGAATATCAAAAGAAACTTAATGGTCCTTATGATGTACCCGAATACACTTACCGTTTAGATGAGTTACAAGAATGAGATTAGGGGTTATGTGTTCTGGTAACGGAACAAACTTCGAGAACATTGTCAATAACTGCTCCGATCATGAAGTGGTGTTGATGGTGCATAATAAAAGGAATTGTGGTGCTGTAGAAAGAGCAGAGAAATTGGGCGTCCCACATGTTCGTCTTAAAAGTAAACAAGATGATGAGAGGATTGATCTCTTTAAAGCATGGAGAGTTGATTATATTATTCTTGCAGGATATATGAGAATATTATCTCCAAAATTTATTAATGCCTTTCCAAATAAAATTATAAATATTCATCCATCTCTTTTGCCTAAGTATAAGGGATTGAATGCTATTGAACAAGCATTAGAAAGTGGAGACAAAACTACTGGATGTACTGTTCATTACGTGACAGAAGAGTTGGATTCTGGTACAATAATAGACCAGTCGGTAGTTCCAATTTGTTCTAATGATGATGTTGAAACGTTAACTCATCGGGTTCAACAGGCAGAGCACCGTCTTTTACCATTAGTAATTAATAACCTAGAGGAAAGTTATGCCATTAAGTACTAACTATCGAAATAAAATTATGGATATTTGTTGTCGTATAATTTCAACAGATGGTGAAGTTGAATTATCTGAGAGAATATGGATGAATAAATTGTGTGAACATAACAACCATGCAAAGGAACTTGTTGGTTCTTTACTATGTCCAGATCTTATAGAAGACATAGATGTGTAGTTTTGTATCACAAAATACAAAATTACTTGCCTATATAGTATACCTGTGTTAGTATTAACACAAACGTTCAACCTGATACATTCAGGTCGCAAGTAAGCCGACTCGGAACGGTTCGTTCATCCTCCTTCGACGAGGACGCAGAAGTTGACTGAAGGAACGGGGCAAAAATCCCTACTACTTTGGAGAAACCCAATGGCAAAAGTCACCTATAGAGGTGTCTCTTATGACACCAATGACAAGAAGTCTTGTCAGAAAGAAGCAACTGTATTAACTTACAGAGGCGTTAAGCATACAGAATCTAAAACTGTATCTGCATAGTGAAACAGTCTTACTTGACTGGTTTAAGAGGGGTGTTGACACCCCTCTTTTTTTATGCCATAATATATTTGTTGAGTTGACGAACCCAACACGGGAGTGACTGAATCAAACTTGCTGGCATAAGGCTAGTTAAGGTGATGAGACACAGGTGGTGCTGCTGGCAGGAATGTCAGAATCGACTTACCAGTCGGGTCTCAGACAGTAAGGTAAAAATCTACTAATGTAGCAATGCCCCTTACTTGTTGGTACACATTAATCCAACCTCCCACCCACTACTTTCCCGATTAGCTCAGTTGGTAGTAGCGTCTGACTGTTAATCAGAATGTCGCTGGTTCGAGTCCAGCATCGGGAGTTCCTATATAATCAGAAACAAATGGACAAAGATCGATTAAAGTTGATTGTCAGAAATCTAAAACAACTTGTTGATGCATTAGAGTCTGAAGTTCATTCTGATGTTGATTCTTACACA